ATCTCTATAATCTGTTTGGTGTCTCAGATGAGCAGGATATTCAGGGAGTCGTGGATGGTTCAGTTGGCGAGGATTGGTAATTGAAAGGATAAATAATGGCGCAGCAACAGAAGTCTCAACAGCAACTCGGCACCCGTGCGGTGTTTCGTTCTTGGTTGTCAACGGTCAAGAGCATGACCTACACCAAGTATGCCTCCATGAAGGTCGCGGATAAACTCGTGATCTATCAGGAGTATGGCAAGCGCAAGGGACCGGGTCTCAAGAAAGGTCAAGTCAAAAATGAGTCTGGACAAAGCGATAGCTCACAAGAAGGAACAGAGGTCTCCGCATCGAAGGTCGAAGTTATTTGACCCCTCGTGTCGGAACCACAAAGGCTGTCCGTGGTGCCAAGGCAACCGGATGTATCAATCACACAAGGCCGAACAGTCGGCTCATGAACGAGGAATCATAGACAAATGGTAAATAAAGACTTGTTGGCTCCAAAGGAAATTACCCGCGCCGAACTGAAAGCGTTGGTGGATGAGTGGACCGAAAAGGGTGGCAAGATCACACAATGCCCACCGGGTGTTGCTCTTAATTTTCGTTCAGCCGAGTTGGAAAACAATCCTGTTCAGTCGAAGCGTCGGTTTCCCAAGCCCGTGACCGCAAAAAAGGCCGGGAAGGCGAAGGACAAGACCAAGAAACAACGGTGGAAGTAGGGATTGTCAAGTGTGCGGGAGTGTGCTTTAATATCATGCGTGGAGGTTTACAATGTCAGTAGGACGTGGTCGAAGTAAGAAAGTTTCTCAGGCGGAAAAGATTTTGGTGGTGCTCATGGATGGCCATGAAGCCCCTATCGGGGAGATTGAAACGCTCCTAGGTGGGCAGATCGTGTTTGCTCGTCTGTCAGCGTACCTGTGGGACCTCAAACAAGTGAATGCCGAGGTCAAGCGAAACAAGGTCGGTCGCAAAGTCGTGTCCATCCAGTTGATGAACACCGAGGCGATGACGGACTACCTGAGAGCCCGTGGTCTCATTGCTCCGCTCCCTGTGGTGCTCAAAGCCGAAGATTTAATGGTCGCTTCCGTTTAATTTTGGTGGAGTTGAGTGGGATTCGCCACCAGGAATGCCATTCCTGTTCTGGCGGCACCCGCCTTTAGGGTGTTTTGCTGGAAGTCGAATGCTCACTCAACGGTCCATCTCTCTAGGACATTATGAGTTTTTTATCCGATAGCCTTGAAAGACACCTGAGGGAAATTCAAAACCCCTCCAAGGTGGTCGCTGCGAAACCAGAAGTTTCATTTGAGCACATTGTCGCAACCAAGTCATTGTTCTTCAAAGAAGGAACCTCTGACAAAGAGTATCACGTTCAGGTCGTTCGGGTCAGTGCTACCAATCTTGATTGCCACGTTAAATTTCAGTATGGTCGCCGAGGAAAAACTCTCATCGAAGGGTCGAAAACATCCGAGCCCGTTTCGATAGATGTGGCCAGAAGTCTGTTCAATGAAATCGTGAACGCAAAGATTCATAAAGGTTATAAATAATGCGAATCGTAGCAATGAGCGATACCCACGAGTATCATAATAGACTCCAGGTTCCCGATGGTGACCTCCTGATCCATGCTGGTGACTTCAGCATGAGGGCCAAGCACCACGACCTTATTCAATTTGCTCAGTGGTTCAAGGCACTCCCTCATAAGCACAAGATTTTCGTACCGGGCAACCACGACATGATCTGCGAGACTGATCCGCATTGGGCTCGCCAAGAGTTGGGTGGGGTGATCTATCTGGACCATAGTGTGACTGGAAGGGTTGAAGGTTATCGTATCTTTGGGTCTCCCTATACGCAAGCCATCTATGACCCGTCACCGTGGTTCTTTGATTATCAACAAGGTCCTCGTTCCAAGGAACTATGGGAAAAGATTCCCGATGGCATCGACATTTTGATCACCCACGGACCCCCGAAGGGTATCATGGACCTCGTGGATGACCCACACCCAGGTGACACGACGAACGTGGGTGATGTGAACCTCCTGTATCGTGTTCATGAGGTGAAGCCTAAGGTCCATATTTTTGGTCACATCCACGAGGGCTACGGTTCCTACATTCGTGACCATCTGGATACCAAGTTCTATAATGTTTCTGTGTGTGATGGTGATTACAGACCAGTGAACCCTATCACCGTGGTGGACATCTGATGTTTGCTGTTTATCAGGTTACTAATGGTTTGAATGGTGATTCCTACGTAGGGTTCACAAGCTTGAGTCCTTATATTTATCGATGGACGCAACATAAGAATTTATCTAAACTTGGATCGACGACTCATTTTCATAAAGCACTAAGAAAATATGGTGTTGAGAATTTCAAATGGGAAGTCCTTGAGGAAGGTTTGGACCCAGAGATCGGAAAGAATATTCGGGAGCCCTATTGGATTTCGGTCCTGAAACCCGAATATAATGAAACAAAAGGTGGTGATGGAATTCTTGGGTATAAACATACGAAAGAGTGGAAACGAATCAAATCTTTGCAGGTTGCGGGTAGTAAACACTCAAATGAAACTTTATTGTTGCAGGCAGAATCTCTTAAAAAATATTGGGAAAAGAATGATACCAGAAAAGAGAATCTATCTCATATAATGGTAGGAAACAAATACGCACATGGTAGCAGACACACAGAGTCATGGAAGGGTGATTTATCAAAAAGACTCATGGGTAATACGTTCACATTAGGCCACCATTGGAAACAAAAAACCATAATCTGCCCGTATTGCCAGAAGTCAGGAGGACTCTCCTCTATGAAGCGGTGGCATTTAGATAACTGTGAACATAAATGATAGGAGAACGCTATGCCCCAGTTTGTTGTCAAGAATCTTGAGACCCAAGTGGTCTCTGAGTTGCCTCTCATGTCATGGGAGCAGCTACAGAAGTTTCTCAGTGAGAACACCAGCTATGAGCCGGTCCTCACAAAGCCCGCGTTCGTCAAGGTGAACTGATGCCTAGCTACGACTTCAAGAACAAAGAGACTGGTGAGGTCTCTGAGTTTACCATGTCCTACAAGGACCTGGAGAAATTTGGGCAGGAGCATCCAGAACTTGAGCAGGTATTCCTGGTCATGAACATCGGTGACCCTGTGCTGCTAGGTGTCAGAAAGGTGCCCAGCGATTTCACCAACCACGTCCTTGCGCCGATTGAAAAGCACTACTTCAAGGGACGCCGAGAGACGCGGTTTGGAACCAGCAAGCAGCAAGTATGAAACCAATTTTTGAAAGTATGCGCGATAGTCCCGATGAGATCACGCGCAAGCGTTTTGAAATCTTACAGAAGATGGACAAGGATGCTGCGTGGATGATTCGTCATGCTCTTGGTTCAAACCACGGATACAAACCCGAGAGTTGTTCCGGTTGTTCGGAAGTAGAAAAATTCTTGGTGGAGCGTCCCGAATGATTTTCCAGCGCACCACAGTCCCAGGACTCAATTATCAGTTGCCCGTGCTCACGCGAGCGGGCGCCCGGTACTATGTGACACCCGAGGGCAACAAGTATCCTTCAGCATCCACAATAGCAGGTCTCCTGACTCGTGACGGAATTACAGCCTGGCGTGCCAAGGTCGGCACGGAAACCGCCGATAGAATCTCCAAGCGCGGGGCTGATCGAGGCACCAATGTTCACGCGGTGTGCGAGAGTTATTTGCGGGGCACTCTGACACCCCTTGAGCGACTTGGTATCATGCCAACACTCAAAGAGATGTTTCTGTCGCTTCAAAAAACCTTTGATGCCAATATTTCGGAAGTCTATGCGATTGAGCAACCCCTGTATTCTGATCGACTCAAGATTGCAGGTCGCTGTGATGCGGTAGTGGTTTGGAATAAGCTGTTAGCGATTCTGGACGTGAAAACCGCGAATCGCCACAAACCAGAGGAATGGATTCTGAATTACTTTGTGCAAACCGCTGCCTATGCGGAAATGTTTGAAGAGCGCACGGGTATGCCGATTGATCGAATCGTTCTAGCAACCGCGATAGAGGGTGAATCCCATGCGGTGATTCACAATAGGTCCAAAGCTGAGTATCTGCCCATTCTTGATAAATGTATCGCCCAATATTACAAGGAAAACGGTTCCCAATTTGCCTAGGAGGTCACTTCATGAGACGTGAACTACTACATCTGGTTCGAGTGTTACTGGTCCTAACGTTGCTGGTGGTGTTTCCGCTGGCACAAATTTCAATGTCGGATACCATGGTCTCCCCATCTTCGCCCTACAGCGAGAGTACCAAAGTGATTGACCATACTCCCACACTGCAGGACGAGAAGTGCTTGACACAGGCCATCTACTACGAAGCGGGGAACCAATCGGTTATTGGTAAGGAAGCGGTCGCGTGGGTCGTCTTGAACCGTGTTGGTCGTCGTGGATACCCCAAAACTGTCTGTGGTGTGATTGCTCAGTCGCACAAGGTGGAGTTTATCAAAGTGTGCCAGTTTTCTTTTTGGTGCGAGTCGCGCAGGAAGCCTGAAAGGGTGCTCTGGAACGAATCGCAAGAAATCGCTCATAGGGTCTTGCAAAACATCGGGAATCGTGCTATACTGGATCAGTATGGTGATGCGACCTATTACCATGCGCGATATGTCCACCCCGCGTGGGCGAAGCACAAGATTCGATTAGGTGTGATAGAGGATCACATTTTTTACAGGGAGCCGCGAGGCGAGCCGCGATGAACATTGAAGATTGGATTTTTATATTCTTCATGGTCGTCATGATGGTCGTGTTTTCGTTGTCGGCAGCAGGGTTAGTGAAATACTTTTTTTCAATAGGGGGTTATCATGGCATTGACAGCATTGGTGGTGAGTTTGAATCAGGAAGAAAAGGATCGTTTGTTGAAGGCGGTCAAGGAAATGTCGAACTCGCTGGCTCGCGCCGAGGGTGAGGCAGAGTATGTCAGAGAAGCGACCAAGAAAATTGCTGACGATGTGAAGTTGTCCAAGAAAATGGTCAGCAAGCTTGTCAAGGTTTATCACAAGCAAAACTTCGAAGAACAAGTGGCGATCCACAACGAATTCGAGGACCTCTACAAGGCACTTGTCAAATAATGCCCACCAAAGAAGAAATACAAAATTTCTCTCTGATGCTCAGGGAATACTCCGCTCGACGGAATGTTTCTCTGTGGGATGGGTTGCTCCATTACTGTGAGCAGACGGGCATGGAGTCTGAGGTCGCCGCATCGTTGCTAACCAAGGCCGTTCGTGCTGACTTGACGATTGAGATTCAAGACCTCAATTTGCTCAAGCGGCGCGGGAAGAAAGATGGACGCCTACCTGTATGAGCGTAACCGGTTTCGACGCCTTCAAATTATACCAATCACTCCACCTCCACTTTACAGACCCCAAGTATGATTTCTTTCGCTACAAGGGGTCTGTAAAACATTGTACCCCCGACAAATTCGAGATTCGCCGCGACAAGTTCTTTTTCCACCGGCTCGCCAAGAAATATCCCATTACAGAAGAACTTGCATTCTTCCTGGCTGCGAATTTTTTCTCTCTGAAGGTCGATTGGGTGCGCGATGTGACCTCGGATGAGTCTGAGGATGTCTATAAGTCTCGCAAGCGTATCAAAGAGTCCTTGGAGTATGTGGTGATTGGTGACCTCAAGGAACGGGGGTACACGGTAGACAGCCTCCAGGCAGCGATTGTGGTAACCAATGGACAGTACCCGACGCTGCTGACCCAAGCATTGACCCACGAGATACACGAGGAAACAGTTGTGGTGTTGAATACCCTGATCCATTTTCTGCCGACCTGGGGCAAGCTGATCACTGATACCATCGTGTTTCCGGCGGTCAAAACACGCTACGAAGCCTACACCCCGTTTCTTGGTATCGACCGAGAATTATTTCGAGAAAGCATCAAAAAGCAATTGACAAACGCATAAATAAATGATACAATAGCATCCAATATGCGTTCTTTTATAAAACCATATTATCACTAACAGGAGGTCGCTCACATGTCCAGTGCAACCAGTTTCTCCGCCCTCAAGAGGTCTCGCGGTTCAGTTGAAAAACTTACCCAGGCCATTCAGAATCTCAACACAAAAAATGAAAAGAAAGAGGACGAACGTCTTTGGGAACCTACCGTCGATAAGGCCGGTAATGGTATCGCCATCATTCGCTTCCTACCCGCACCATCGCAAGACGGCGAAGATGGTCTCCCTTGGGTACGCACCTTCTCGCACGGCTTTCAAGGACCGGGTGGATGGTTGATTGACCTGTGCCTGACCACGCTGGACCAAAAGTGCCCGGTGTGCGAACAGAACACGGTGCTCTGGAATTCAGGTGTCGAGGCCAACAAAGGCATTGCGCGTGACCGGAAGCGTAAGCTGTCCTACTTTGCGAATATCTTGGTGGTCTCTGACCCCGCGAAGCCAGAGAACGACGGTAAGGTCAAGTTGTTCCGTTTTGGCAAGAAGATTTTCGACAAGGTTTCGGAAAAGATGCATCCAGAATTTCCAGACGAAAAGGCATTCAGCCCATTCGATTTGTGGGATGGTGCGAACTTCAAGCTCAAGATTCGCCAGGTCGAAGGGTACCGTAACTACGACAAGAGCGAATTTGCAGCACAGGCCCCAGTGTCCACCGACGACACGGTGCTCGAAAAGCTCTGGCAATCGGAATTCTCATTGAGGGAATTCATTGCTCCAAAGCACTTCAAGACCTATGAGCAGATTGCTGCTCGCATGACCCTGGTACTGGGTAGTGTCGCAATCAACACCTCAGCCGAGAAGTCGGTGTCAGCGGCGTTGACCGACGATACCGATGTAGGTGTTCCAGCGCCCTCGGTCTGTGGGTTGGGTGTGCCGTCGGCGCCACCGGATGAGGACGACATGAGCTTCTTCCAGAACTTGGCAGAGTCCGAGTAAACTAAATAGGTGCCACCGGGTCTCACGATTCAGTGGCACCAAACAGAGCACGCACGGGGGCTAAAAGGGTCCAGGAGGGCTCTTTAGGTAGGCACCTATGCTCGTATATACCAAACTCCAAGGGGTAACCATGAGGTCATTCATTATCACAGTGTTTTTGTTACTGGGGCTTACTGGTGTCGCGTTCGCGGCCGGGCAACAGGAACCCTCGTACCCACCCTATTGCTGGCAGCAACCTGCGGGCCAAACGCTATGGTTCCCTTGTGGGTCCGATGACGCGAAGGTGGCTCATTGCGCGAATCTCATGGAAACGGCCATGATAAAGGTTGACCCTTACCTGGAGTTGATTGAAACGGGTTCGTCCAATCTGTCACCTGCAAAAAAAGAAGAGTTGAAACGTGCGCTCTACACCTGGAATCGAATCAAGCACGAGTGTTGGAAAGAGTTTGAAGCCGAGAGACTAGAGGGGCAGCATTTGCACTGAGGTCACAGAAATTTATAGCGTCGGTCGATGCCACCGGGTCTCACGATTCGGTGGCATTTGTGCGTCTAGGCGGGCACATAATGACGGTCCAGGGACCGTTGGTAACTCGATTCGCCGCTTCGTGCTGGAGGCATTCCTTGGTTGAAGGTCGGGGCATTGGTGACCTGGTTGCTGACGTTGTTGATCACCGCTGCGGTATTCCTTCCTCCGCCTGGTGTCTCGGTGGCTGCGTTGCGTTGGAGGTCGTTGGCTTGTGTGAGCGTCTGACCGGAGCTAGGTGCCGGCGCGGGAAGTTCCATTGGTGATGTCGGAGTGGAAGTGGTTGTCTGTGTTTCGGTGGTGGCAGTCGTGGCACCGACAGGTTGTGGAGCGCCCGGTCCCTTGTATCCTTCAATAGAAGCATCCCCTTCTGAGACCTTTGGGGAGAGGAAATCTTTTACAAAATTCTTTGACTCCTCAACTAATTCTGGCATTCTTTTGGCGACTTCTGGATCTTGACCGGGTTCTATTCCATAGATTTGTTTGTAAGCTTGATTTGCTATAGTTGCTGCGAGTCCTGCGCCAAATGCTACAATGCTTCCTGGTCCTGGAATCAAGCTCGCCCCCGCCATTCCAGCATCGATGGCCGCCTGTGTATAGTCACCATCCATGAAACTCTTTATAGCAAATGCACCTCCAATGAGAGGCCCAACGATAGGAAGTGATTTGGCTACTGTTTTTCCTAGAACTTTTCCACCAATATCCTTAATTACTTCTTTGACCACTGGACCTTTCATTGCGGATTCGATGACTTTAGATCCAGCGCCCTGAGCTATTTTTCCCCCTATGGCTCCTGCTCCCTTGGCCGCGGCTGCCCCTCCAGCCACCTCGGCTATTTTTGGTGCCGCTCCAAGTAATTTTCCAGCCAAGCTTGCTGCCCCTTTGCCAATGCTACCCACTACATTTTTTGCTACATCAAGTCCCTTAGTAAGCGCCCCACCTGTAAATTTTCCAATAAACCTTACAATATCCATCAACTTGTCGAGAAAATATAGTGCTCCTCTGTGCAGTTTAACAAATAGTGGTATGATCTTATCAGCTATCCATTTACCAAATAGGATGAGCGCAGGTATGAGAAATTTCATGAGAGAAGAAAACCAACCCCCCTCATCAGACTTAACTGGGGCTCCCGCCTTGTTTACTTGTGTTGGGGCTTTCTTGAATCGTGATTTTTCTACCGCGCCGGCATCCCTTGCCTCGTCACGCATTTCTTGAGTGAGATCCTTAATTTCACCGAGCGACGTCGCAGACGATCCTCTTGATTCTTTAATGTATTCGCTTGATGTTTTAAGTTCGGTAAGTCTTTCTAGTATTCCAGTGAGTGAAGTAGACATTTTATCGAGAAGTGGTATAGCCTTATCGGAACCCACGGCCGACGGGGCACCGCTATCCTGCCCACCCATGAATGGTGTGGGTGTCTCAGCGAGTGGTTGGAGTCCAGCAGCACTACGTATGGATTGCTCTGAGCGACCCATAGCCTTTCCAGCCAGCACGGTCGCCAACTTCGATCCACCGGTGATTCGGTGCACGATGTTCAGCGGGTCGAAC